AGACCTCTTGGTTTGGTGTACCCATCGTCTATGAGTACGGTAAACATCACCTAGTAAACTATCTAGAAAAAAATGGGATTCAGACGAGGAATTATTTTGCTGGCAATATTCTTATGCATCCTGGTTATCGAGGTCTCGATGATCCTAAGAATTTTCCAAACGCTTCAGCAGTACTCGATAACGTATTTTTTCTAGGATGCTCACCTGTTATAACCGATCCTATGGTTGACTACATAGAGCAGGTCGTAACTAATTACATTAAGGAGATTAAAAAATGAAGACTGCTTTGGTATTAGGTGCTGGTGGTTTCATCGGTTCCCACATGGTGAAGAGGTTGAAGAAAGAAGGCTATTGGGTACGTGGTGTTGACTTAAAATACCCAGAGTTTTCACCAACAGAAGCAGATGAATTTGTACAAGGTGACCTACGAGATGTAGACTTTGTACGTAGAGTCATTCAATTCAAAGGACAATCAGGCAACTTTTATAATGAAGTTCCTTACAGATGTATAGAACCATTCCATCAGATATATCAGTTTGCTGCTGACATGGGTGGTGCAGGGTTTGTTTTCACTGGTGAGAACGATGCTGAGATTATGCAGAACTCTGTTACCATTAACCTTAATGTATTAGAACAACAAAGATTGTTGAATCAAACATTTGATGGTGAGAAAAAAGACTGGACAGAATGTAACAGACCTAAATTAGATTATCAAACAACGATTTTCTATTCTGGATCAGCATGTATGTATCCAGAGTACAACCAACTAGACCCTGACAACCCCGATTGCCGTGAAGAATCCGCTTACCCTGCTGCCCCAGATTCCGAATATGGATGGGAGAAACTCTTTTCTGAGAGGTTATATCTCGCTTATAATCGTAACCATGGTATCCCTGTCAGGATTGCTCGTTACCACAACATCTTCGGACCAGAAGGAACCTGGTTTGGAGGAAGAGAAAAAGCCCCTGCTGCCATCTGTAGAAAGGTTGCATATGCAGACGATGGATCAACAATTGACGTATGGGGAGACGGAAATCAAACTAGATCCTTCCTCTACATCGATGAATGCATCGAAGCAACTAGAAGATTTATGGAATCAACAAATGGATTCATTGGTCCCGTCAACATCGGATCAGAGGAGATGGTAACTATCAACCAACTGGTTGATACTGCTGCTAGGGTTGCTAGTAAAGAGATAGGTAAGAATCATATAGATGGACCACTAGGTGTACGTGGTAGGAACTCAAACAATGATCTCATACGTGAGAAACTTGGTTGGGATTATAGTATAACTCTTGAGGATGGTATAAGAAGAACCTATAACTGGATCATGACCCAGATTCTTAAGGATCAATACCCCGTAGAAGGTGATAAAGATATCACTGGTAAGAAGTATCTTGCATATGGGAGTTGTAATAAATGAAATGTATTGTGACTGGAGGAGCTGGATTCATCGGCTCCCACATCGTTGATGCACTAATAGACTTAAAACATACTGTTATCGTTATAGATGACGAAAGTTCTGAAGCAAATGCTGAGTTCTTCCATAATGAAGAAGCAGTATACTATTGTAATGACATAGTAGATTACAAGGCAACTAGACATCTTTATGAAGGTGTGTCTCATGTCTTTCATCTAGCAGCAAACAGTAGAATACAACCAGCACTTAATAATCCACTTAGATGTGTGGAAGTTAATACGTATGGTACTGCTACTGTATTACAATGTGCTAGAGAAGCAGGTGTAAAGAGACTTGTTTATTCTTCTACATCTTCTGGTTATGGATTTAACCCATCACCTAATATAGAAACACAACCTGATGATTGTTTGAATCCTTATTCAGCATCTAAGGTTGCTGCAGAAAAATTCTGTAAGATGTATAGTGATCTATAT